TACTGATAACTATTCACAAGATATTCTTTGGTTCTGCTACAACTGCGTAGAAGCACAAAAGAGATCACTCTCCCGATAACTTAGAATTGTTGGGTAGGCGTTAACACAAGATTTGTCGGGGTTCTTTCATTCCCCACTCCTTTCACTTGTGAAGGGCGGTCAAGACTTTTAATATCCTTAAATTGCTTTGGATAATAAAACGAGCCGTATCTGCGCCTATTCAACTCCTACTAGATTGGACTAACTAATGTTTAATGAAAATGAAAAGAAAAAAATAGTTCACCAAAGAATTGCGTATCAAAAATCTTTATCAGAAGTTGCTCGTATGTTTGGAACTTCAAGAATACAGATCAGAAAGATAGAAACAGAATATCTAAACCAATTAAAGGAGAATACAAATGGCTGATGATTTACTTGATGAAAGTTTATTTGATGAAACATTCGATACTGAACCAGTTTGTAATTGTGATTGCGGTTGTGAAGTTCCAGTAGTGGGTCAATGCGTTGATTGCGGTAGTGATACTGGGCATCAAAATAACAATGGATTACCCCAATACGATTACTTAAATGAATTATTTACTACAAAGGAGAACCAATGAACCAAGAACAATCAGATTTAATTAAATCTATTAATTTTGCGAACGAGTTTATTAAAATTGTTCGTGGATTTAAGGTTGACCAAGATCGTAAAGATAGTTTGCCCCAAGAAGTTAAAGAGTATTTAGCCAATGAACATCTAAACAAAATGATTTCAGACCAAGATTTAGAACCTGAAATGTTGGTTTGGGGTTTGCTTCACATGATTGAAATACTCTTAAATGTTGCTGAATTAGAACCAACTGATCTAGTTGAAATTATGGAGAAGTTTGTTGAACAAATATCTAATAGTAATGGAGATCAAACATGACTAGACCAAAACACTTAACAATGGCTAAACCAAGAAAAGTTGGTAAGCCAGTTGAACTTAATACTCCAACACCACGCAATATAGATGATGCGCCATGCCAAACAGTTGACCCTGAAACCTTTTTTCCTGACCCAACTGATCTTGCTGGTATTGAAAAAGCCAAAACTCTTTGTGGTAATTGCGATCAAGAAATTAAAATTAAGTGTTTATCTTTCGCACTATCTAACAAAATCCATTACGGAATATGGGGTGGATTAACTGAGATTGAACGCAAGAGTGTTATACGCAAACAATACAGGCAAGAGTTGTCTAATACAGAAACTCAAATTACAAAGTAAGGAATTAAACCTAATGAAACTAAACAGAAAGTTGTTAAATAAACATGAGCGAATGGCTAACAAATACAGATATAGCAGAGATAACTGGGTTGAAGTTAGAAACTCTACACAGTTATCTAAATCGAAACACCCTTCCCAAGCCCGACAAATACATGGGGAGAACTCCAGTTTGGAAATCAGAAACAATAAAAGAATGGGCATTAAATCGAGAAAAGGAGATAACTAATGACTAAAGATCAAGCAATTAAAGAAATGTTAAATCTACGCCAAGTATGGGAACATGAACAACAATATACAGAAGCAGACGGCAATTCAGATTACGCAACTTACAATGGTGCTATTAATGCGATTGATGTTGCGATTAAAATTGTAAAGGAGATAAATTAATGGGTTTAGATATGTATTTGTATGCTGAAAAGTATATGGGTAATGATGAAACTCTTTCTTATGTCGAGATTAAAAATCTTGCTGGATTAAAAGATTTACCAACTCCTGATTTTTCTAATGTAATTGTTAAATCAATGGTTGGTTATTGGCGCAAGGCAAACGCTATTCATGGTTGGATTGTTGAAAAGTGTGGCAAAGGCGTTGATGAGTGCCAAGTAATCTATTTAGGTTCTGATGATTTGATAAATCTAAGGAATGATTGTATTAAGGCTTTGGCTAATCCTGATCGTGAATATCAGATTGAAAATCCAAAAGTTTTATATCAATTATGCGATTACTTAAACAGTTTAGAAACTGAACTTAATCCAGCAACTTATGAAAACCCACTTCCACCAGTTGAAGGGTTTTTCTTTGGTGGTAATGATCTAACCGATTATTACTATCACAAATTGGAATACACAGTTGATTTGATTACTTCTCTATTAGAGAGCGATCAAGAACTGAGTTTTAGTTATCAAGCCAGTTGGTAGAAAGGAAAACTTACAATGGATATTCTTTGTAATAATTGTGGATACGAAATTGATGAAGTAAATCCAAAAACTAAGTTCTGCCAAACCTGCCATAATGCTTATGATCTAGGTTTTACTGACGGCACTAATCAATCGAACTAACTTTATTTAATCCCAGAAAAGTTAGTTCACGCTCAACAACTAACTTGTCTGGTGTTCCACCAAGTTAGTTCCAAACCTGACCGCCTAATTCCCTATGTAGCCAATAGTTCAGCCCCTAGTCCGATTTGGATTAGGGGCTTATCTTTTGACTAAGAACCTACTGACCAGTAATGTTACTCACCAGTAGAAGCGGTGTTACTCGCCAGTAGGGGGAACTATGGCTTATGTGATAAAGCGCAACGGCAGATTTACAGGCTATTACAGGCTTGGAAATCGGCGTATATCGGCTGGCACATGGGCTAATGAAACCGAAGCCATGTATCACGCCATACAGGGTGAGAAGCATGGCTCTATGACCCCTTCAAGGGCTAATTTGAAGGTGGGCGATTATGTAGATCAATGGCTGGCGGTATCTGATCTCATGCCGATCACAAAGAAGGGCTATAAGTCGGTTTTAACTCGATTTGTAATTCCAGTTATAGGAGATCGGGAACTAACTTCCCTGAAGCCTTCAGACCTAGTTAAGTTAATTGATGATCTCAAATTAACTGGGGTGAAACCCGCAACGCTCAATCAAGTTAAAGCATCTCTTGGCTCTATGTTTTCCAAGTTAGTTAATGCTGGAAAAATGGAACTTAATCCTACTCATGGAATTAAGATCAAAATTAATCATGCCGATATTTCTAGCGTATTAGAGCCTGACGAGTTCAAAGAGATAGTGAAGCACCTACCAACCGAAGGAACTAAGTTATTTGCCCAGTTTCTAGTAGCAAGTGGGTGTCGCTATGGGGAAGCAACGGAAGTAAGAGCAAAAGACATTAATTTCAAAACTGGAGAGTTGTTTGTTCAAAGGCGAGTTAGTGATCTAGGCAAGGCGTATAACAAAGGTGAGAGATTTCTAGTTGTAGATGCCACAAAGTCGGGGCAAAAGCGAAGCATAATGATAAGTAAAGCCCTATTACAGCAGTTAAAAGCGTATGTCCTAGCAAAAGGCATAGCAAAAGATGATCTTATGTTTCCAAGAACAATACTGTTAACGGAGAGTAAACTTAAAGGTTCACAAGGCGCAAAGCCCTCTCGACCATTCGAGAAAGGCGGAAAACAGTTCCAGCATGGAACTCTCTACTCCTATACACATGGGGGTTGTAGATGCGAAGGGTGTAGGCAAGCAGTAGGAAACTACCGCAAAGCCAAAGCCCAAGCAGAAGCACTAGCAGAAGCAAAGCAGGTCGGAAGCCGAAGCCGTAAGGCAAAGCAGAAGCATCAGCAGAAGCAAGAGCAAGGGAGTTTCATCAACAATATGAGCCACATGCCTCGTGATGTATGGAGAACAACATGGAACAAAGCAATAGACAAGTCCGCAATCGGCTGGTTTCCTAGAACTCACGATTTACGACATGCCAACGCTACGCAGTTGTTAAAGAACGGCGTAGATGTCCATGAAGTAAAAGAGAGATTAGGACATCAATCGATCAAGACGACAGAGCGGTATTTACACCGCCTTCGTTCACACCAGTCAAAGGCATCTGAAAGTGCTAATGGCTATTTGGAGTGATGATGAAAGAAAAAGCAAAAGCAAACGCAAGAGCAGTAGAAAAGATTATGGTAGAGCAGAAAAGCAAAGCCATATCAAAAGCACAAGCACTAGGAATAAGTGGACTTACACTTATTTTGAGTTTTGGAGTAGTGGTCTTTGGAACAACCGAAGCCGTAGCCCCAACACAGGCGGAAGCCGTAGTGGTTAAAGAACAAAAGAAAGAAGCAACTTTGAAGAAGTATGAAAATGCTCATACCTTGACTGATACTGAATTAGTCGAGTTGCTTCGTGCCATAGGCTTCGAAGGTAAAGACCTTCAAGAAGCATGGGCAGTTGCTAAGAAAGAAAGTAATGGGCGACCTCTTGCTCATAACGGCAACACAAACACAGGCGACAACTCTTGGGGCATGTTTCAAATAAACATGATTGGAGAGTTGGGAGAAGATCGTAGAGATAAGTTTGGTTTAGAAAGTAATGCCGAACTGCTCGACCCTGTGGTAAATGCGAGTATCGCTTATTACATGAGTAAAGGCGGTAAAGATTGGAGTGCTTGGCATGGAATTACCCCAAAGACTGAACAGTTAATGGAGAAGTTCCTTAAAGTAACAGCAAAGCAATAGCAGAAGCCATAACAGAAGCAGAGTAAAGCAAAGCAATAGGAGAAGCCCCATCAGAAATGGTGGGGCTATCTCAGAACTAGGGAGAATAATGAGTAGCATTATTTATGGGGCAGATTTTGTTCATGGATTTGAAGAACCCTTAAGTGTAGAAAATGAATGTAAAGTTTGTGCTAAACCTTCTAAATGCCATCTTTCATCAACAGTTTGTCCTTATAGAGATATAAACACAAGCGAAAAGTTA